GGCGCTAAACCCTCTCCCAACAACTGAACTTCAGTTACTGGTTCGTCTGGATCGTCAGAATCAATAAGGATGCTGTTATTTTCCACCGCTGCGGTGATTGGATCAAACGTTATGGCGAATGATGTCGTCCCATCTGGAGGAACAAGGATTGAGCCGATTGCTCCGATGTCGTAGACTCCGTTAGCGTCATCAGATAGCTGTATGTCTAGGATGTGTAAGTCTCCTTCTCCGACATTTTGGACTGAGATGATCTCAGTTACGGAGTTTTCGGCGTCTATCCTTCCGAAATCGACTGAAGCGGGCGTGACAAGAATGTCTGGTTCTAAGCCGTCCTTGATTGTGCCGATGTTGTCTGGATCTTCGACAATACCATACTCGTTACATGCTACCAATGGCGAAAGCGCGAGAAGTAGTAGTAAAATCTTCGTTTGTGTTATTTTTCTAAGCATGTTATTTTCCTTTTATGCAGCATGGACGATTGTAACGTCCGCTTCGTAAGTTATAGAATATCCGTTAGGTTCTGGTACGCTGGGCGAGCTTGTCCAAAGAACCCACCATCTCATGTGCTCGTCTGGATCGTGTCTCATTCCCCACGTATTGATCTCTCCTGTTTTGCAAATAACGAGTCCAACTCCATAGTCGTGCCAAGTTGCCTTGTGTTTCACCAAGTCACCAGATTTGATTTGCGCCTTCACCACTTTATTCAACTCTCTCAAGAATTATGCCGCGACCAAAGCCTCCGGCAGTTTGTGCTTTTGCAAGTCCTGCCTTGGCAACCGAAGCCATCTTAAGTTTGTGAATCTCGATGAGGGAAAAGACAGCCTCAACAAGATCTGCTGCCTCGACAAGTGACGGATCAGCTCGAAATTCCTCTAGCTCCTCTACTACCTTGTTGAATAACTCGCGCTTATGTTCAGCTACATCAGCAACATGATAAATCGGGGTTCTTCCATCTTCTATGATTATTTGGGGTATCTTATCTCTAACGAGTTTCACGCGGGCTCCCTGACCTTTTCGCTAATTGTAAATAGTCCAAAGCAACTTCACTCGTCTCTTCACCAGCAATTTGTCTCTCTTCAGTGTCTCTAACATCTGCCAGTTCATACTTTTTATTTCTGATGTCATGGAGAATCTCCACTGCCAATGCAAAAATACTATAAAAGATAAAAGATCCAATTAATAAATAAATAAATTCAATCATTTTGTTCTCCCGCAGACTGTACTGTATATTTGTTTTCTGCTACTTTTACTAGGGTAAGCATCTCATTATCTTTCTTTAGTTCTTCCCAGTATTTCGGGGCGGCGATGTGAATTTGCTCGTTAAGCGCTTTTCTGAACAGGCTCTGCAAGCCCATCCCATGCATCCAGCCCTTTGGGCGCGGTAGGTAGATTTTACCATCTTTCGCTCTAATAAAGTTAGTACTCATCATCTTCTGTCGTGATAAATGTGGGGGTGCCCTCGCCAAGCCATGCGCCTGAAGTGTTGTAATCAAACCACTCGGCAGCTTCCTCATCTGAGCATTCAAGCCACACCTGAATTGCGGCGATGCAGAGATAAGTGTCGTAAGCTGCAACATTCATAGATTCAACTCTCGGCCAGTGATCATCTGGCGAGGCGACTGCTCCTACAAGGGCTTTATCAAAATGTTCGCGAGGCTCTAAGAATAGGGCTTCAGGGTGAATTTGGTTAATCGGTTGAATTGTCATTTTACGCTCCTCTACTTGTTATAACATATTCTATCACGCTATGAGGTGAAAGTCAAAATTTATTTTGTGGGGTTTTTGTAAACCCTCTTTGCTATCTCAAAAGACATAATGTCGCGAGTATTATATCCCAGCCTAGCTAAGACCTCTGCTACAATTGCGCTTCGCCTTCCAGACCTACAAAATACTGCAATTTCACCATTCTTCGGGATCTCGTCCAGACGATTCAGAATTTCCGAGTGGGGGATGTTTAGACTGTTGCTAACGCTACTCTCGGCTACTTCTTCTTCGGTACGAACATCAAGCAATGTAATTGGTAGTACTGTCATCTATAGATCTCGTTCTTGAACACATAGTTCGGCAATTGTAGCTCTTCGTTTAGGGCATAGTTGATCTCTTTAATAGACAATGCTTCTACGAAAGCGGTTCTTTTAAAGAATCTCTCCAAATTCAAATTTTGGAGCGCTGTTAATACTTTTTCATCCTTAACGTCTAAGTACATCGTGGTTGTTTTTCTCCTCACATTGCCATCTACTTTGGAAACTTTTCCGCAGCTATGACCGAACACCAAAATAGAGGTGTTAGCACCCCGTACTATAAGGTCATCCGTGCTTGGAAGTATCTTTGTGATCACCTTGTTATCTGGTATTTTGATTTTTTCTCTTTTCTCTACACGTCGTTCCCAAATTTGGAATACTGTGTTCAGTACTCCTTTTTTAGTCTTTCTCCCTTCTGGTAGATAGAAGCAGTCTCTCGGGAGGTCAACTGACTCCAGCAAGTGGTAGCTACTATTAAGGCTATTGATTACGGTCCATTTTTCCCATGATTTTGGTACTAAAAAACAAATGTAGTCGCAGTTGTGTGTAGCTTTCTCGAAAAACTTCTTAGACAAACTATTACATCGACCAAAAGGAGGATTAGTGATACACACCATCCCTTCGTCCGGCAGTTCCATCTCTAGAAAGTTCCCAGATGATACCATCTTATGTTTAGGCTCAATGTCACAGGAAATAATTCTATCGGCTGAGATCCCGTTCCTTAAGAACCCTTCGATAAACTCCCCTGTTCCGCCGGCTGGCTCTAAGATTGTCCTGTGAGCTAAATCGATGTGTTTGTTGACGATTTCCATACACAAATCAACGACGGCTGGCTGTGTGTAAAACTGCTCCTTGCCAGTCGTCCTCTTGTTCGCGTAAGATGCTTTTTGTTTGGCGCCTTCCGTAACATTGTTCAGAAGAGGCACCTCTTCTGTGTAGATCTGTTTCCAGATGCTGTTGTCTAGCTTCTCCGGTGACTTCTTGTTCCAACTCCAACCATTATTGCGTCTAAAGTACTTTTGCGGCTCGGATGGCTTTTCACACTTCCACATCTCCACACCAGTAGGAGAAACAAATACAAATACTAGATGATCCCAATCTTTGGGTTCATGAGTCTCTGGATGAATGTAATAAATTTGGTTAAAGAAGAAGCCGCCTTTTTTATTCTTGAAGGCAGTCTTAACTTCGACCTTTTCTGTGCCCGAAAGAACATCGTGCCCTTTTCTTATAATTCGAGCACTATTCCCTTTTGACTCCGACCAATCCCTAAAGAGATGTTCGCCGAAGGCTCCCACACTATTCTTACCAGCGGTTTTAACCGGTTGGAAAACAGAGTTAGTCCAGTCTGTCTTAGATGGGGGTATTTCGTCGAGCGTCTTTTTGATAACTTCTTGTAGATTCATTACTTCTCTCTGTGGATTATCGGCGGTGGGGACGTCGAGGTCTGTGACCGCGGGGCGGCGAGGCGGGGCGGCGGCGTCCTTCAACGTATCTGATGTGAGTGCGGGGGTACCTATTTAGCATGTGCCGCTGCACCCTTCGAAGCTCCCAGTGTGCGTGTTGCCAAGATCCAGTCGGAGTGTAGTGACCGGGTACCCAAACCCAAGCCTGAATATCGGGTGTGACTTGTGATATGGGCGCACGTGTTGGGGGATGGGCGTATGCTATGCACCCAGTTGCAAAGAGCAACAATGTTGCTGTGAATAAAGTTTTCATTTTGTTTTTCCTACTGGTATTGAAATGTCTTCGGGTTCTTCGTAAAAGTCTGTTGCGTTGCCGGATCGGTTGCTAAATCTGTAGATGATCTCTTCATCCATGATTTTTTCAACATGTTCTCGGAACTCTGTGTCGCTACTAATTAGTTCAACCCACTTAGATGGTTGAAATTTCTTTTCATAATTGTCTGTTTTAAGTGTATACCACGCCCCCGCAGAAGTGAGATTATCAGATCCTTTAATGGCATCAAACCAGCTTTCTTCGTCTCGTACACCAATGTCAACAGAACCCCACATGATGCGGAAAGCGCAATTTCGCCCTTGAGTTCCAAATCTAGATTTTTCAATCCTGACTTTAACTTCTGATCCTACACGATAGCCTTTGTCATCCAGCACGAAGGCTGACTTAGCTTTTCTTCCTGTGAGCCAAATTCTTAGGCTGTAGGAGTAAACTAGAGCTTTGCCGCCCGGAGTGATGTAGGGTGTGGTCATCGCCGTGATTCGAGCAGCAGGACCACTAGTAATGTTGTCCTTAAGCTGGTTCAGCACGAGGAGGGTTGCTTGCTTATCTGCAATCGGGAGAGTAATCTTAGACATCCCCTTTGCCAGAATGCGTGCTTTCATCGCCATAGATGATTGAGGATTGAAATCGCCCTCTACATCGGAAATAGCGGGAGTGAAAGCCAGTGAATCCCAGACAAACAGGATCTTCTCGTCTGTTGCACCAAGAAGCTCCTCAATCGTCTCTAATACGAACTCAACCGATGCAGCCTGTACATACATAAGGTCGTCTAAGACACAGCCTGCAGATTCTAAGAAAGTCGGATCAATCGCAGACTCCGAATCGAAGTATACAACCAATTTACCCTGTTTTTGGGCATTGGCTGCAATTTGTGCCGCCATGTAAGACTTGCCTGTAGAGGTTAATCCCGCAATCTCGGTAATTTTACCGACGGGAATTCCGGCGAGTCGACCTTTACAGATAATGCTATCTAACCACCTAGAGCCGGTGGGGATCCACTCTTTTACCTCTGTCGGGTTTGCTTCCGTTAAGTTGTGTGCGACATTTCTGCCGGCTTTCTGGTTAACAAGCTTTCTCAAGTCTTGCATTGAAACTCGACCTGCTTTTGTTTTGGTCTTCTTTGTTCTCGCCATTATTGTCCTCTCCCTATCATTAAGATTTCTCTGGCTTTTTTAGCGCTATGCGAACCATCTGTGTTTTTCTTTCTTCGGCCTGCTGTGTATGTAACATCGAAATAAACCATGTTATTATCGCCCAGCCGAGATTCGAAGAACCCATCTCCCACATCTCTATTAGACATTATAGCATAGCTGCCACTGACTGTCAAGTCATTTAGTAGTTTAATTACTTTTTCTTGTTCTTGATCGTTAAAGTCGACGCCGTATTGGGTAAATGAGCCGCGGTAAGGCGGATCCAAGAATGCAAAGCTACTTGGGGTACCGAATTTATGGCAGCCTGTATAATCCATTGAGGTTAGTGTGCAGCTTTGGAGGGCCCTGTGCCACTCTTCTATGTTACTCAGATCATAGACCTTATCTTTTTGGTTTAGGAGCCCGCTTGGGGTGCCAAAACGCCCATTGGTGTTCTTGTTGATCTGCCAGATTCCGTTGAATCCTGTTTTCATCAGAAAGTACAAGGTTGCAGCCTCTTCTGTGGCTGTCCACTTTTGATAGTTGTATGCGTGCTCTTGACGCAGAGCATAATAGAACTTTTTGCGCTCGGGCTTCGAGAGTGGCAGGAAGTCCTCTTGGTACTTGTCCAGTGTGGTAAGAAAATTGCCTACGTCATTGCGAATCGACTGGTAAATTCTCATGATGTCTTCGTTTGCATCATTTAGGAAGAATGTCGCTTCGGGGTTTTTCTTGTAAGCCCACACAAACATAGCACCGCCTCCCAAGAAGGGCTCGATGTAGCTATCGAACTGTTCAGGGAGGTAATTCGTGTACTTCTTGAGCATCTTATTTTTGCCACCAGCCCACATAAATAACGGCTTCATTTTATCTCCCATAATTTGTTATAATAATCTCTGACGACTTCTTGCTCTTGTTCATCCCGTAAGACCATTCTGCTGCGATGATCTCGCAGTCTTTATACATTTCTCTGATCTCCTCACAGTCATTATATGACATAACCCACCGATCTCGTGTTGATAAGATGGAATGAAGTTTCTCGTGCTCAAAGCCTTTGTGAAGGTCGCCGTTAACGCCGTATAATGAGTTCTGACTGGCTTCAAGCATGTAAGGGGGGTCTAGGTAGAGGAAGGCTTTAGGGTGGCTTAGAATGGCATTCTCGAAGTCTGCATAATCGACTCGGAAGTTCTCAGCCTTAAAATCCCGAAGGCGCTGAACTGAACTATCTGTGAATCGTGCGGTTGCAGCTTTCTCTGACCAGCCCCCGCTAAACGTTGCGCCTGAGAAGCTTGATCTATTGATGGCGTAGAACTTGGCTGCGCGCTCATAGCTGAACATGAATGAGTCAGTCTTAAGATCCTCTCTAAAGCTCTGAAATGATTCTTTGGAGCATCCGACAACACTGTTGCCCTTGCGATCAACAAAGGTTTCGCGGAGGCTTTCCACCTCGTCAGCCAAGCGTTCGTTGTCCCCACATAAGGCGTTCCAAAACCAAACAAGTTGCTTCATCTTGTCGTAGCCGAATACCTTGATTCCCTTGTTGGCTAGTGCCATCTCGACGGAGCCACCTCCGAAAAACGGAGAGCACACCCGCTCAACATCATCTGGAATCAGCGGCAAAATGTGCTTAACTGCTCGTGTTTTGCCGCCGGGGTATCGTAATGGTGTCTTCACAATAACCTACTTATTTGAAACTTATTCTGTTCTGGGGACTAATTAAAAGGTGGCAGACTTTGACCGGTCTGCCAGCGGCGGACACAACCTAACCAGTAAGTTCACTGAACGCGCGGTCTACGACAGAAGCGCCATTACTTGCGTACTTATTGGTTTCCCGAGAGCGAGACTCAGCGGATCCGTCTCCAGCGAGTTGCTCATCAAGGATTGCGTCGACTTGCTCCGGAGAAAGACGCTCGAATAGAGTGTCAAAGTTCGGCATGCCATCGAGGAGGGCGGGGATAGCTTCCGTATCCTCAAGCAAGGGGGATGATTTACGACGCATTTTTAGGTTGGTCTTGGGGAAGCTGCCGGGACCGGTAGCTTTAGTGTAGGTCAGCACAATGTCAGTGCCTTCCGTAGCATCTGTTATGTCTCCATAATCAGGGTCGAGTACATAACCAAGCAGCAGACCATAAGCTTGCTTGCCGTACCCGTAAACCTTAATACCTTCATCTTCTTTGCCGCGTACTACGACGGGGCTGAAGTATCGGGTTCGAACGAACAGGGACTTTGCCAAATCTTTACTGGCTTCGTCGTTGTTGTCAGTTCCTTCGCGCCATAGAGTAGAAGCAAAGTCGCAGATTGGACACTTCTCCCCAAAGTTACGCTTAGGACACAAAATGCCACCACGATGATCTCCAACGTTATAATGGAAGAACATTTCCTTAAGAGGATCTCCATCATTCGTCGGCACCATTCGGATGCTAGTGTCTCCGGCGTCTGGCTTGAACCAAACACTGTTCGTGTCTTGTTTATTTTCTCCGCGCAAATTTGCGAGCTTGTTGCGCATTAGCTCCATGTTAATACCCATAATTTCTCCTTGTGGGTTCGAGACAAGCGTTCCTTGTCTCTTTGGTTTTAAAGCACCGATAGCAGACCGGTTGCTTGTATTAGTAATATAACATCTTTGTTATTCGTTGTCAAGTACTTTCTTTTCTTGAACGACATTTGTGTGTGCAAGGGTAAATCCAAAGTCAGCATGATCAGTTTCATAGATAGCATATGAGATCTTCCGAAAGGCGTTCTTCGGCTTCTTCTTCAAAATGTCGACTAGTCTCTTGTGCAATCCGCCCTCAGTGGCAAGTTTTTCGCTGTTTATACACATATAATAACACATCTCTCGGGCTGGGTCAAGGTCAAAAAGCCATTTTTCTTCTAAATCTTTCATGTTGAGGAGAGCGATTGTGCGAATTCTATTAATTTCCGATGGTTTAGCGACTTGCCCAATCTCAGGATCTGAAAATTCAAAATAGTTGAGGTGGTGGACGGTTGAGAATACTGACTTGTTCAACTCCTCGTAATAGGTTTTAATTGGCAGATCTCCCAACACCTTCTCAAGATTTAAATTAGAAAGTAAAGTTATTGTTCTGAAGGCGCCTGAGCGCGCGTACTCCTGTAGGATTCCGAATGTCAAGCTTTCTAAGACTTTCGGCACATCTGATAGAAGCTCAACATCCGGCTGAATGTAGAACAGGTCTATCTCTTTATCTCTAATCTGCTGCAAGATCCCTAAGACATAGTTTGAACTCATGGTCGAGCCCACGACGAAAACTTGGACGCGCGTTCGAATGTCTGCAAAGAAGTTAGATAGATCAGGAATGTTATTCTCGTACTCCTCTGGTGTCGAATAACTGTCAATTCTAAACTCTGCCTCTGTATTCTTCTCAACCTTGTCGTTCAGTTGGTATACTTCGTAATTTGATACCGAGGCAAAATTGCTGGCAATCTTGGAGGCGCCAGTTCCTATCCCTATTATCGAAATCATATTTTTAAGGTCTCCAAGTTATAATAATTTTTCCCTGCTTTTAGATTCACACTGAAGGTGTCGAGCCTATTATTTGCAAAGATTTCTCTGAGTTTTTCTGTAAATTCTCTTTCTTCGTCCGCCAAGTCAATTACTATCTCATCATGTACAATGTGTGAGATAAACGACTTTTTGCCCTTTAGAAATTTATCGATGGCGACAGCCCTCTCAAGCACCAAGTCAGACGTAGTACTTTGTATAAGATAACTCAGAGCTTTCTTCTTGTCAACCTTTATTTTTCTTTTAAACGGAGTGGTGACGATTCCATTGGAATAGTTCTTCTCGATCACACTGTCTCGATCATACGAATCAAAATCGGTTACCGAAGAGCTAGGGTTGTAGATCCATGCGAAAAACCTCACTTTGGCCTCCTCTCTTGAAATGCTTTTTTTAATCAACTCAGACTTGTGCCACTCATGGACGTCTTGGCTAGGCTGCTCTTTACCCGAAAGCGCGATGAACGTCCTAACTTCGGCTGCGTTATAATCCAGTGATAAAAACCAATCATTTTGTGGTTTTACAAGTTGTCTGAATTCTTTGCCTACTGTAAGTATAGGGAAGGAGTTTGGGCGCGTGGTAAGGCGACCAGTAACTGTTCCGAATAAATTATAATCTATGTGCTTAGGTCCTGCTATGAGCTTTTGTGCCTTCACAGAACGTGCAGATGTTAAGTGAAGGCTTTTGCAGTTTGAATTATCAACCTTAAGTTCTTGATAACTTATCTTATATAATAGGCGATGAATAGACAGAAGGTGCTCATAATGTGCAGGCTTATCGTGTGTATCGAACACATGCTCAGTGATCTTGTTTTTGATCTCGCAAAATCCCTTAAGAAAATCTTCAGGTACTAGATCAAAAATACAGTGGTCTCGTAGGTCTATCTTCGCAATGTGGAAGCTCTTCATATACGCTCGGAGGCGCCTTTCCGCATTCTCCAATAGGCTGCGTTGGGATTCTGGGCAACTCTCTTGAAGCGTCTTCCCTCCTGCGTAAAGGTATGCAAATTCACAGGCGCTGTCTTTGAGAGAACCGGTATACTTCCACGTGTGAGTTAAGTCATCTGGAATCTCTTCGAAATGGAGCCTCCCACTAGTATACACTCCGATGCATTCCGACTTATCATCGATTGTTTGAAAGTACAAGATTCCCTCTTATTGTTTTTTTCTTAAGATTTCTCGCTCTATTTCCCGATTCGGGTCGCGTTCAGACTGAACACGTTCGGCGATTTCTGCGTTAGCTTTCATAATATAGCCTGCGGAGCCGCGATAGTCAAACGTTTTATTCAAAATAATTTCAAAATTGCCTATTGCACGAGATCTTGAGATGCCCCTAAAGGTGTCTATGCACTCCCTTTTAAGCTGTTCTTGTTTTGTTTTTGAGAATTTTCTTTCTTCTTCTAAAAATCGAATATCGCAGTACTTTCCAATAAGAAATGATGCTGGGTATGCGCGCTGGAAGCTGTCGAGGGTGTATTCTTTGCTGTTCTCGACATGATTTTGTAGCTTGTTGTTCTTATT